GATCGCGCTTCCATCCGCACCGGCACAATGATGTCGGTCGCGGCGCGGCACGCGTTCTCGACGAGCGGGCCCAGTGAGGGTTGGCAATCGAGCACGATCCAGTCGAAGCACGCGAGTTCGGGCGCCAGGGCGTGCTGCAGGTAGTAGCCGCGGTCGGTCGCCGACGCGAGCCACTGCGCGTGGCGCTCGAGCCGCAACGAACTCGGGACCATCACGAGCCCCGGTACCTGGGTGTCGCGCGCGACGGCCCCGACGCTGCGCGGCGAGTCGGTGAACAGGTCGGCGGTGCCGAGCTCGTGGTATGTGACGTCGGCGGCGATGAGCCCGCGCGTCGCGCACCCCTGCGGGTCTAGGTCGACGAGCAGCACGCGGTGGCCCAGGTCGCGCGCCAGGCCGGCGGCGAGCACGATCGCTGTCGTCGTCTTACCCACGCCGCCCTTGTGCGCGGCGATCGCCACGACCCGTGCTGACCCCTGGTCGTGCGGGCGATCGTCGCCGACAACCGGTTGCAACCGGTTTGTCGGGGCGCTCGGGCCGACGCCCAGCGCCGCGACCGCTCGCGACGCGGCCACGCCGCGGCGCATAAATGCCTCTCCCTCATCTTCCATGCGGTCCTCCTTTGACTGACTCCGTTTGCAACCGGTTTGCACTGCGGTGTTCGCCGTGGAACGTCGGGACGGACGCGACCGCTCCTACACGCAATCGCCGCCGACGGCGCGCGCCGCCGGTCAGCCTTGCCGGCCGCGTCCCCTCCCGAACCCCCTCACGACGCCGGCGGCACCCAGGTCGCCAGCGTCACGTACTCGCGCCGCACATGCGGCTTGTGCCACGCCTGGCGCGCCTGCCGCGCGCGTTCGTCGTCGGCGGTCCACGGGGTCGGCCACTCGGCGATCGCCTCGCCGACGGCATTCAGCGTGGCGTGGCGGCCGTCGTGGCCGCGAGGCCGCGTGCAGACCAGCGGGTCGGCGCCGTCGATCGGTTTCACGGCCCCGCAGGTCACGGCCGCTCCTCGAGTACCTCGCGCACCACGCCGAGCAGGAACACGAACGACAGGCGCTTCTCGGTCGCCGCCGCCAGCACGGCGCCCGCGGTGAGGCCGCGGGCCGAGAGCTCCTCGAGCTCGATGCGGAGCCTGGCGCGCTCGGCGGCGCGCGGCGGCGCGAGCGGCTCCACGTCGCGCAGCGCCGCGAGCTCGGCCTCGATCGAGCGCACGGTCACCACCACCAGGTCGTAGGCGGCCTGCGCCTCGGCCTCGGCCACGGTCGCCGCCTCGAGGTCACCACCGAGCTCGGCGCGCAGCTTCGGCAGGTCGGTCGGGTCACGCGTGTGGCGCCGCTGCAAATGGCGCTTGAGCGTGTCGCCGATCGCCGCCAGCATGTGCGGCGACTCGGTCACGCGTACACCAGCGGCAGCATCGGCTCCTCGCCGCGCGCGTCGGCGAGCAGCGCGCTCGTCCGATGCACCTGGTGCAGGCAGTGCTCCTCGAACACCGGGTTGAACGCGTCGATCGCGGCGCTCCAGGCTGTGAACGCTTCGAGACTCAGATGGCCAGCCAGGAGCTCGGCGCGCACGATCAGGGCGTGCTGGTGTTCGATGCGCGGGAGCTCGGGACAGGCCTGGCACGGCGTGCGCTCGTTGAGTGTCATGGTTCCCCCTCGCCGGCGGGCAGCAACCGATCGGCGTTCCACTCGCCGGCCTTCAGGCGCGGCACGGCGTGCTCGTAGAGCGTCTGGTTCGTCTGCGGGTTGACGATGAAGCCGAGAAACTCCTGCTCGAAGACGGCAATGCCGGCGGCGACCGATTCGATCTTGGCGCGCACCACCAGGTAGAGCGCGCGCCAGCGTTGCCGCTCGGCCTGCGCGCCGAGCTTCTCGGTGCGCTGCGTCTTGGCCTTCGGCAGCACGAAGCGGATCTGAAGCCCCTTCCACCGGAACTCGACGCGATCGGCCACTGTGCCCCCGACGCGCGACGGCGGCGGCCGCTGCCTCGACCTCGGTGAGGGCGTCGTCGAGGTCGTGTTTGATCTGGCGCAGTAACTCGACCCGTTCGCGCGCCGGCCGCGCGTCGAAGGCCGGCGTGCCGACGAACATGGTGCAGAGGCGATCGCGCCGGCCGGCGCGCTCGTACAGTTGAATGGCGAACAACACCAGGTCGCGCCGCGCGCGGGTGTTGGGGCCGACGCCCGCGTCCGTCAGATGATCGATGAGGGCGTTGTCGAGTCCCTCGCCCCGCATGACGAACCCGGCCAACTCCGTGTTGGCATCCCCGCGGCGCGTGCTACCATGCGCCACGCGCGCGCTCCCTTCGCGCCGCACCTTACCTGCCATCGATCCACCTCCAGACCTTTACATAAGATCAGCTATGCGATCTCGCGCACTTTCCACAGAAACGCGCGCTGTTTCGCTGCCAAGCGTTTGACATCTTTCGCGCCACTTCTAATTGCGGTTTCGCCTTCTCCCACAATTTCATCCAACCGCTTTCGCCGCGCCCACGAGATGTTGCGCGGCCGTTCGATCGTCAGGTTGCACGGCACGCACCGGATCTCGCACCGCGCGAGTTCGCGTTCAATCGCGGCCGGATGGGCGCCGCGGCGCACGAGGCGGCAGATCGGGACGTTTGAACGCCAGCCGCGAAACTCCGGCCGATGCGTGAACCGGAGCTCGCGATCGGCCACCGTCGCCCCGCACTGCACACACAATCCAGCGGCGAGCTGCCTCTCGACGAAATCCTTCGCGCGCGCGGTACCATCAATCGCGCGCGTCGGCTGGGGCCAGAGCTCGCCGAACAACGGCACTTGCTCTGGTTCCACCTGGCCCCCTCTTCACAGCGGCAAGGTTCCCGACGCGCGCGCTTGCCCGACGTCCCGACGACGTAGTGCCCGACCGATCAGGCCGGCGGTGCCCGTTCCACTGTCCCGTGTCGCATCGCCAGCCGGCGCGCGTGCACGAGCGCGGCCTCGACCTCCATTAGTTGTGTCCGGTGGTACGTGGCCTGGCGCTCGTAGAACGCGATGAACACCGCGATCGCTGCCTGCGGCGTCTCGCCAAAGTGTTGGGCGTACTCGGCGTGCGAGTACCGATTGACTTGGGGGTAGCGGGTGCCGCGCATTGTCGTCGCGTGGTGCTCGGTGAAACTCACGCGGTACTCGTCCACTGTTGTGCCGTCGTGTGAGACGCGCCACGCCGTGGTCCAGGTCGCGGGCGTGTAGCGGCTCACCGCTCACCGTCCCGGCGGTCCCGGCGCAGTTCCGGATGTTTCAACAGGTACCACTCGCGGGCACAGGCGCCGGGGATGTACCGAAGGTACTCGGCGCTGCGCAGGCGAAGCTCGCGGCAGCGCGCCTTGGTCGCGTGTTCGTGATCGGCCTCGGTCTCGAGCTGGGCGCCGCCGTTGAGCGCACACTGCACCGCTGGGGGTTGCTCCAGCACCCACCGCGCCACGCCGGCGATCTTCCAATAGGCAACGTTGTAGCGTCGTTCACGCGCCCGCTTCGCTGCTTCCATCGGGTGGGGGGTGTCGATCCCCAGGCCCGGCAAGCGTTGACTCACAGGTCGGCGGGGAGGGTCGGCTGCGTCAGCAGCATTCTTTAAGAGATCATTAAGAGGAGATACAGAAGGAGATCTATGTGATCCCTGGATCACACCCCCTGCGATCCCTGGATCGCACCCCCTGCGATCTCCGACGGGTGTGATCCCAGGATCACACCCGTCGCGAAATCGCGCTCGCACGGCCCGGCGCGGCGGCCACGCCGCCATGTTCTTCGCCGTGAGACTCGGATCGATCGCCTGCGCCTCGACCAGCGCGCGCGCGATCGCCCGCTCGAGGGTGATCACGAATCGGTTGCGGCGTCCGAGCCGGTGGTCCACACCGAGCCGCTGGATAGCCTCTTTCCCTTCCAGGTCCGCAATCACGACTTGGATGTAGCGGCGCGCGAGGCCGAGCTCGCGCGCGATCTTGCTGACCGACGGGTAGGCATAGCCGTACCGTCCGTCCCAGGCGTCGACGATCCGCTTCATCACGTCGCGTTGGGTCGGCGTGTCCCAGACGTTGACCATCGTGTCGAAGCGCACCTGGTGATCGTTCCGCGGCATTTCACATGCGCCCGTCACGCCGGCGGCAGGCGCAGGCCTGCACAGGGTCGTGGCACTGCGGACAGAGGCCGCTCGCCTCGAGGCGTGGGAGAGTGATCGGCGCCGAGCGCCGTTGCGACCCGCGCCACGCGGTCTGTGGACGACGCGCCGGCCGCGCCCCTGGGAGTCGCGGCGCGCGTGTGTTGGGTGTCGACGGCGGTCGTGTCTGAGACGTCTGAGACTTATCGGTCGTCGGGGTTGGCGGCTGGCGCAACTCGTTTCGAAGGTCCGCGATCTCCTGCACGAGGCGCTTGGCGATCTCCTCCAGGCGAGAAAGGCGACGGTCGGCGTCGGCGCGATTCATGCGGCCCTCCGCATCGGCGACAACCCGCCCCGCCCTTCGAGAATGCGCGCACCGGCGGCGTGAACCTCGCGCGCGAGCACGAGATCGGCCGTTTGGTAGTAGGCGGCGATCGCCGTGACCGGCGCGAGCTCGGCGCAGAAGGCGCGAATCAGCCCGTCGTACCACGCGATGTGCCGCTCGTCGCGCACGACGCGCAGGACGTGGAGCCGCTGACTCGCCGGCAGGCGATCGTCGAAGCTGACAAAGTCGCACCACGACGCGTTGGTCAACCAGAGCGCGTGCGTGATCTGCGCGCGGTAGTCACGCGGGATGCACTTGTGGCCCAGGCCGTAGGCGAGGTGGGCCAGGGTGTTGGGCGCTTTCACTTCGACGACGCCGTCGAACTCGCCGACGTGGCCGTCGAGCGAGGCACCGGCCGGCAGTGTCGGGTGCGCCACAAAGCCGGTGCTCTGCACGGTGTAGCCGGCGCGCGCCGCGTAGGCCTCGAGGGCTGGTGCCTCGAGGAGACGGCCGCGGCGCATCGCGCCGCTCTCGAAGCGTGAGCCGTGCGGACGGCCGGTGAGGGACTCGCGTACCAGTTGCCACAGGTAGTCGCGACGCGCGGTGGACTGAAAGAGCCCCAGCCGCTTGCGCGGCAGGAGGAAGTAGGCGCCCGTCCCGGTCACCCGGCCGACACGCAGGTCCTGCCACGCCGCCGAACGTTGCGCGACGTGATGGACGATGGGCGGCGGTTGCAGGGTGAGGGGGGCTGGGCCGTCGAAGTCGAAGCGGAGCGTGCGATCGGTCAGGCTATACGCCAGGGAACTGACGACGTCGGGCAGTGGGGGCATGATGCGGTGGAACCTCCTGTGGTCCTAAAGGACGCGGGTTGCAGTCCGCGTCACGGGTCAACGAACGAACCGACGACTAGCGCCCGTCAGACGCCTAGCGCCGCCATCGATACCGGTCTTCGCGCGCCGCGCGTCGCCCGTCTTGCTCGATCTCTTGAAGGGACGGGATCGACGTCGAGGCAGGCACGGCGCGCAATAAGTCCTCTTCCCAGACGAGCACGCGGTTCGAACCCGGAAGACTCCGGTTCGGAATGCCGTGCCGAATGCGAAACTCACGGAACGCCTTCGCACTCGGCAACTTGAGCAGCGCTGCCGCTTCCGTCGCCGTCAACGCCGGTTTCATGATGCGAGTCGCGCGACAGACAACAGGTAGCGACGCGGTGAGTACCCGAGCGCTCGCGACAACTTGTCGGCGGTGCGCTCGGTTTGTGTGTCACCCCTCAAAAAGCGGCTGACGGTCATGTCCGACACCTTTGCCGCGCGGGCCAGGTCAGTCGGGAGCCAACCCTTGAGCGCCATATCGGCCACGATGCGGACGGTGTCGTAACGGGGCTTCGGTCGGATTCCCGGTGTTTCCATATGCAGACAAAATAGATCGCGCGTTGCTACTCGTCAACAACATTTTTTACCGGTGTTTATCAAAAGCAACGACACGCGATTACGCTGGTGATGCAGTGAAGCCGACTCTTCGCGCTCCAGCATTCGGCCGATGGCTGAAAGCGCGACGTGGGAAGAAGAGCCTTGAGGCGGTGGCGAGTCGCGTCCGTACACGGCTCGCCCGTCACGGCGTCAAGTTCAACCGATCACATTTGCAAAGAATCGAGAAGCAGGGGCTGGTGCCACATGCCGTTGTGCTCTACGAACTTGCGCGTGTGCACGGCGTCAGCGCCGGTGACGTGATCGATCGCATCGCGAACGAGTTGGGACTGACTGCGCAGACTCCGCGATTGCCCGAACAGCCGCCGCCGAGCGATGAAGCGCTGCACCTGGCGCACTGGTTCGACGACCAAGCGGAGGATCGGCGCCGCGCTATTCTCTCGACACTGAACGTGCCGGAGGCACGACCGCTACGACGTGCGTCTCCCCCTCGGTAGCGTCCGCCGCCAAACGATCGATGGGCGGACGCGTCGTGCGACTTAGTGAGTACGTCCCGTTCTGGACTCGATGCACGTGCGAGTTGGCGCGTCTCCGCTGTGACACGCGCGACTGCCCCGTGCGGCGGCCGACCGCGTAGTTAACCCGGTTTCGACAGAACAGAATCACGGTCAAGCCAGACTTCACGTCGAGGGATGCGCGCGGCTTCGCAGCGTGACGTGGATGCCGGATTTGCACTGACGAGGGGGTGCTGAGCGGTGCCAGGTGGTCCAGTCCGCCTAAAAGGGGGCGCAATGCTGCGTGTGATTCTGACGTGGGTCGGCGTCCAGATCGCCTACCTCGTGCTGCAGGGAGTCGTAGGGTGGCTCGTCACCAGACCACGGCCGTCGCTGCTGCTTGTCGCCGGCGTGATCAATGCGGTCACCCTCTCCTGTCTCTTCGCCATCGCTGACGAACTGCGCGCCAGCGAGATCACCGTGTCCAGCCTCGTGTACGTCGGCCTCTTGGGGTACTTAACCGTGAGAGCTCTGGTGCTCGGATGGTTCGCACTGGTGGCGATCCGCGGCGCGGAGCCTGACACGGGTCACTGAAACAAACGGGTTCCGAACGGAGACGCGGCCCTTGATCCCCGACTTAGCACGTATATACGTATGTGGTATATACTGAAGTCGTGGTGTTCGAATGGGACGCCCGAAAGGCGGCCCGCACCGCGCCCTTTAGAAAGTTGGTATCGGCGACGAGGGCATTATGACGGACAAGGAACGGGAGATTGTGCGCCTGCTGTACGACTTGGAACTCGAGTTGTTTCACGAGCAGGGTGAGGCCATTGCCGGCCTCCGGCGGGCGCTGGAATCCACCCAGCGCTCGCACGAGATCTTGGGCCGCCTGCTCAAGGCGACGGGTGAGCTGATGGGAGTGAGTTGACGTACCGCCATGAAGAAACGATCCGCATCGTCTCGGTCCGGCGGGCGCGTGATTCGGAAAAAACGCGCTATCACCAAGCGCGCACCGGCCCTCTCCGTTGAAGAATTTGATCGCCTGGCCGACCTGCCGGCCGACGATCCCGCCGGCGACTTGACGCCGCACCTGGACTGGTCGAAGGCGCGGCGGCCCGCGCGAGCCGCCAAGAACGCGCGGTCTACCATCGTGCGCCATCGTCTGACGTCCACTAGGCTCGCGCGGCAGGCCGCCTTGCAGCCGATCCCGCACGTCCCCGACGCGGCGATCGACTTCTCAGACATCCCAGAGGCCACGCGCGAACAACTCGCGCAGTTCCGCCGCGCGTCCCTCGGGCGGCCGCCGATCGGATCGGCCACGCGCCAGGCGATCTCTATCCGTCTCGATCCGGCAGTTCTCCGCGAGTTGCGCGCCGAAGCGACGCGGCGCGGTGTGGGCTATCAGACCTTGCTGAATGATGTGCTCGCGGGTGCGGTTCTCCGTTTCCGCCAGGACCGAAAAGCGCACCGATGACCACGACGGGTCCCGGCCGCGAGGTCCTGGTTGCCCCCAACATCTATCGCGCCATTGGGCAGGGCACCGCCGATCAGCCGCTCGGACGCTGGCGTGTGTACGTGCGTCGCGACGGCCGCAAGCGAACGAAACGCTTCCCGAAGGACTACACACTCGGGCACGTGCAGACGTGGATCGACGGCTATAACCAGGAGACGCAAGACCTGCGCGCCGCGCGCGGCCTCAGCGACGCGGAGTACGCCCGCACGTTTCCCGCCGACGTCGACACGTATCTCGCGCTGAAACAGGTGAAGGCGATGCCGAGTTTTCGCTCGCGCGAGATTCAGTTGACGAAGTGCGCGACGCGGTTTCGCCGGCGATGCCGTCCCGACATCACCACAAAGGACCTCAACGAGCTCCTCCAGGGCTTCATCGACCGTGGCTACTCCGGGTCCTATGTCAACAAGATCCGCAACGCGCTGATGTCCCTCTGGACGCGGCTCGATGGGCGCAGCGCCCCGAACCCGGTGAAGGACACCAAGCTCTATCCCGAAGCGCCCATCGAAGCGCGCGGCGCCTCCTACGACATCCTCCGCAAGATTCTCGCGGCGGTGCCGGATCGCAGCCGACCGATCAAAGGCGTGAAGGGCTCGCGCGACCGCGGCTCGGTGTCGAAGGCGCGACTCGAGGTGTTGGTGTGGACGGGGATGGACCCGGCGGAGTTGCGGCGGATGGGTCCAGAGAACGTCAACCTGGCGGAACGCTGGTACACGGTGCCGCACCGCCGGAAGGGCACCCCGACGCGCTTTCCTGAGCCCCTCGTGCGCAAGCCGATGACCGACGAGTCACAGGCCGCGTTCGAACGGTGGGTCGCCTTCAACGATTGGGGGGTGGCCTTCAGCACCGACGCGCTGCGACACACCTGGCAGCGCGCCGTCACGAAGGTCGAACGGAACCTGCGCAAGACGCGTCGCGACACGCGCCTCTCGCTGGCACGCATTCGACGACTGAAGGACATCCGCCACTCGTTCGGCACCGAGCTCTCGATCCAGACGGAGGGCAACCTGGGCCTGGTGGGCGAGATGCTCGGGCACCGCGACAAGCGGACCACGCGCCGCTATCAGATCGGCGCCGTGCCCGTGGTGCTCGCCGCGGCGATGGCGAAGTTCGAAACGGCGACGAAGAAGACGCGGAAGACGAGAGGACGGGGTACCAACGCCCAGAAAGGGTACCGGTACCCCCCACACGTTTCGCCCCGTCATCGACCGACGTAGCCCAACGCCACCCGTCGCGTGAGCGGCCGGTTTTCGAGGGGATTCCGGCGGGAAGTGCGAGGTTTTGACTGGCGCGCCCGGCAGGATTCGAACCTGCGGCCTTTGGCTCCGGAGGCGGCAGAACAGCACCGGTTTGTTCGCGATTTGTGGTGGGGGGTACCAGGGGGATACCGTCGCGGCCGCACTTTCGCCCCCTCGGGTGGGGTCCGATGTAACGACCTCGGGTGCTCGCGCTAGTCTTTCACTCTCCGAACGATACAGGGGACGTGGAGGCAGGAACGCGCGACCCGAACGGAGCGGAGCATCACGCCGCACCGACAGGGCGCGTTCCTGGTCGAACGCCAACGGCTGCAACCGGGAACGCTCCCGCAAGTCGGACCAGCTGGTCCCAATGTCGCGAACGGATCGGCGTTACCGACTCACGAGGAGCACCCGTCCGTGGACGCCCCCCTCCGTGACCATTCTAGCAAGCGCTGCGACTAGCGCGTGCTGGTGCCGCCCGGCGCACTGCGATCGGCCGCCGTGGTCGTCGTGTTGCGCGCCCCGCCCGACTGCGCCGCCTGGGTGAGCATCGACGCCATCCCGTGCGACGAGAACTGCTCCGTCATTTGGCCGAGCCATTCGTCGCGCGCCGACCCCTTAAACGTCGAGCTCACGTTCTGCAGCGCCGGAATGATCGCCGGGTTCTCACTGAGCACGCGCGCCGGCAGGCGCAGGTCGAGCCGGCCGTTTCCCTTGTAGTTGCCGAGCGTCCGGTTCCACTCGGTGGCGTCCTCGCCGCGCAGCAGCGTCCCGATGTGCTCGAGCGCGCTCCGCACTCGCGTGTCCGTCGCGTGGTCGCCGTCGACGTGCATGGTCAGGTACCAGTTGGTGTCGGGCATAGAGCTCTCCCTCCCAACCGGGCATCTTACGACGAGGAGGCCGACCGACGGGCCGCGACGAGGCGGTGCCCCGCTCGGGCGCGTGCCCGCCGGCCGGATAGTACGCTCCCCCTGACCAGGCGCGTGGGCGCATCGTAGCCCAACGCCCGCCGGGTCGCACGCCGGTCCGGCAACGGGTCCAGGTGATCGGAATAGCTCGCCGGGTCGGCGTTCTCGAGGTCATCCAGCATGGCAGGGGTGTCGCAGACGTCTGCGACGTCTCAGACAGGGGTCAGTAGCGGGACCAGGCGCTCGCATACGAGCTCGCCCACTTCGCGCGCCGCGGGCGGCCCGGTTTCCACGCCGCTTCGTACTGCTGCCAGCCCAGGTCGGCATCGTTGCGCGGCGGGAGCGGGAAGGGGAGCGTCCAGAGCGTGAGGCGCGCACACGCCGCGGCCAGCACGTCGTGGTGCTCGAGCAGCGCGTGAATGCCGCGGGCGTCGAGCGCGGGGTAGTGCAGCGCCTGGACGACGCGCCGGAGCGCCGGCCCGGTCGTCGGCCGCTGGAGCAGGTCGGTGATCGCGATGAGCTCGAACTGCCAGTAGCCGCGCGCCGGCCCGTCGCCGTGCTGGCGGCGCGCCAGGAAGTCGGACTCTTGCAGCCCGATCGCCAGGACCAGCGCGCGCGCAGCGTCACTGTCGGTGTCGGGCGCCAGCAGTGAGAAGGCGGCCGGCAGGGTATAGCGCGCGTGGTAGTCGAGGCCGGCGCTCACTCGGCCTCGTCGCAGAAGGCGCGGGCGCGCGAGCCTTCCTCGGTCACGCCGTAGCAGATGCCCTTGAGCCGCTGGCTCTGTTGCGCGATCGCCGCGGCGGTCGCCGCGTCCGCTTTCTCCATGGCCGCCTGGTGCGCGTCGACCTTGCGCTCGAGCGCCTCGAGTAAGCGCGTGTAGTTGCCGGCGAAGGAGTAGAGCAGGAAGAGAAACGCCCCCGCCACGATCGTGGGGAACAACCCGTGGCGCCAAATCAGACCGAGCAGCGCCGCGACCCGCGGGTCCGAAGGAGACGACGGACCCCACGACGATGCTGGGGCGGGCTGCTCGGCCATGATCTCATCGTCGGCCGTCGCGGCGATCGCCGCAGCGCACAGGTGCCCCCGACGCAAATCGTCGCGCAGCCGCGCGCAGGGCGCCACTAATACCGCGTTAGCTCACGAGGCCGAAGACGAACCGCTCGACACTCGACCCGCCGCCGCCGCCGCCGCCGCTCGCGCCGGCGCTCGAGGGCAGGCCGCCGTGCCAGTACTGCACCGAGCCGTCGCCCCCGCCCGTCCACGTATCGACGAACACGTTGCCGGCGACCCCGTTGCAATCGACGACGACCTCGAGCACGCAGTCGTCGGTCACCGCGGGGGTCACACCGGCGAGCGTTTCCCAGACGCCGCTCGACGAGGCGTGCGTGTCGAGCACGACGTCGGCCGTGATGCCCGCGGCGTGGTTCGCCTTGAGCACCAGGCGCGGGGCATCGCCGGCGTAGCTGCCGTCCGTCTGCACCTTGACGCTGACGCTGGCGGTCGCGCCGCTGGCGACCCCCACCAGGTAGCCGCGGCCAGGGCGGAACGCGCCGCTCTCGAGCCGCATCGGATAGGTCGTGGCGACCGCCGGCGTCAGCTTCAGCGCGGGGCTCACATCGACCGTCGACGTCTCGCGCGCGAGCGCGCCGAGCGGCGTCAGGTAATGATGCACGCCGGCGCTGCCGTCCTTCCGCATCATCGCCAGGTAGCTGCTCCACGCGGAGGTGGTCGTGCCCATCCCCGGCACCGTCGCATCGATCTCGGTGCCGCTGGCGAGCGTGGCCGCGCCCAGGTCCAGCGCGTAGAGGTACCCCTGCGTGAAGTCAATGTCGGCGGTACTGTGCGCGACGTAAATGCCGGTCGCCACGCCGAGCTCGGTGACGCTCGCGCGCAACAGGCTCTGGATCGAGAGCACGATGCCGTAGGGTTGCCCGAAGGTGCTATCCCCGGCGCAGCGCAGCGTGCCGAGAATCACGATCGGGTCGCCGCTCGCCGCGCCGTTGATCCAGTTGATCCCGCCGGTGACGTTGCCGAAGCACTGGACGTCCCCGGTGAACACCAGCCCCTGCATGGAATTGCCGAAGAGCACGCCGTTGGTGTTGTTGCGCCACGACGTGACGCCGGCGATCCGCAGGTTGCGCGTGGCCGTGCCGTCGGCAAGGTAGAGCCCGGTCGCTTGGCTGGCGTGGATGACGAACGGGCCGTAGGTCTGCAGGTTGTAGTTGACGACGGTGGCGCCGTTGAGGATCACCCCGTAGTAGCAACTCGAGACGCGCACCGCGCCGATGGCGACCGCCGACCCGCCGACGACGTCGAGCCCGTTGTTGCTCGACCCCGTCGAGCCGCCGAGAATCACCAGGTCGCTCACCGCGATCGTGCCCGACGTGCTCGGGGCCGCGGCGAACTCGACCGCGGGGAGGCCGGTCCCGCCGCCGGCGGCGTGGTTATAGAAGACGCACGAGGTGAGCGCGATCGTCCCTGACGTGAGAACGTTCGTGGCCCGCACACAGCGCACGTCACTGTCGCTGCCGCTGCAAGACTCGAGGGCGAGCGCGCCGGTGGTCAACTCCACCTGGAGCGCGCTGCCGGGGGTCGCGCCGCCGAGCGCCTTGAACCAGGTCCAGGCGCAATCAACCGACGCGGCCCCGTGCAGCTCGATCCACGCCTGCGTGGTGGACGTGACCGAGCGGATCTGCACGTTGCGGGTGAGCAGCACCACTTCCGCCTGCACCAGTGACGACGCGCTGCCGCCGTGCGCGTGGGTCGTGGCGCCGTGCGCGAGCGAACTCGCGCCGGCATCCCCGGTGAGCGTGACCTTCTCGCGCTGGCCTGGCGTGCGCGTGGTCGAGGCAATCCCAATCTCGTCGCCGCTCAACCAGCCGGTGTCGTCCTGCACCGTCGCCGACGTCGCGCCCGCCGACTGGTCGGCGGTGAGCAGCGTCCAGACGACGTTCTTGCCCGACGTGCGCGACTGGCCCTCGGCGGTGACGATGCCGCCGCTTTTGACGAGCAGGCCGAAGTCGTTATCCGCCGCACAGTCGAACTCGAGCACCGCCGTGGCGCTCCGCGGGATGGGCGTGGCCGCGGTCCCGATCGCGAGCGTGCCGTTGCGATAGACGCTCAGGTGTCCACTCAGGCGCAGCACGTAGTTGGTCGAGGCGGTCGTCCCGTAGGTGAGCGTGCCGCGCGTCGAGATGTCGAGCGCCGCGGTGTACTGGTTCGTCGAGGCGCTGCCGTAGTCGGTGGCACTCGTCGAGTCCATCGTGACCGTGCGCGTGGCGGTCGTCGCCGGCGAGCTCGCGCCGTCGAAGACCCCGACGATGTGCAGGTCGTCGCCGGCGGCCGGCGCCGCCGTGGTGGTGGTCACCAGCATCCGCTGCCAGTTGTTCGCGGTGCCATTGGTCGCCAGCGATACCGCGGTGGTGGTGGCCGAGAGCGTGGCGCGAATCACGTAGCTGTCGGTGCCGTTGGGGGTCTGCGTGCTGGCGAACTTGAGATAGAGCCAGCCGCCCTCGCTGTCGGTGCCGGTCGACGACACGGGCAGGTCGCTGACGTTCACGGTGACGCTCTTGACGTTCGTCGCGGTCGTACTGTTGCGGAGGTGGACCGTCAGCGTGTTGGTGGGCGAGCCGCTCGCGCGGTTCGCGACCCGCACACACACGCCCTGCAGCGCGGTGGCCGCGGGGACAAAGGCCGCCGAATCCAGGTTGCCGGTGGTGAGCGCGGTGGCGCCCGTCGACGTGGAAATCAGCCGCGACGTCGCCTCGATGGTGCCCCAGGTGGCCGCGGCGGTCAGGTTGCCATCGGCAACCGAAACGAGGTCGGCCATTACCAGGTCACCTCGAGCACCAGGTAGGCGCGCGTGAGCGAGGTGATCGAATCGACGGTGATGCCGAACACGTCGCCGGCGCTGAACGACGTCGTCCAGCCCGTGAGCGTCGAGCTCGAGGCCTGCACGCCGCTACTGAGCGTCGGCTTGGCGCTCGCCGTGATCGTGTCGGCGATCGTCGGCGGGTAGTTCGGCGCCGTGTCCTTCCAGATGTCGAAGACGATCGAGCCGGTCGTGATGCTCGGATCGGCCGAGAACACCCACCACTTGGTGATGGTCCCGGCGCGCGGCATCGGCGCGCTCACGCCCTTGAAGCCGGTCGTGATGGCGGCGGCGCCGGCGCCGTCGATCTGAAAGAGCAGCGTACTGGTGCCCGCGCCCCCGGCCGGCGCCGCCCAGGTACCGTCGCCGCGCAGGAAGTGTGCGGTGTTGTTATCGAGTTTCGGGAGCAGCCCGTGCGCCGACGTCGAGGCATTGAGCGTCGTGACGTCGGTCGGCGCCGCGAGCTCGTCGAGCCGGATCGGATCGGCGCCGCCGCTCTTGTGCCGGCTCGCGTGGATGAGCGGCGCGTAGCGCGCGTCGGCCTCGGCCTCGGTGATACCGCCAGGCGCCGACGTCGACGCCCCGACCTGGAGGGAGACGTTGTCGATGTAGAACCCGATCGCGCCGCCGAAGTCCTCGACCTGGATCTGCGTGGCGGTCGTGCCGAGCGGAATCGCAAACGCGGAGACGGGGATCGCGACCTGCTGGTAGGCGGTCGTGACGGTGGAATCGAACCCGTAGGTGCCGGTGCGCCGGATCTGCACCGTGGCGCCGACGAGCGTCCCGCTCGCGCGGAACGAGACGAGCAGCCCGCGACTGGTGTTCCAGGCGCCCTTGCTGCGAATGAAGAAGACCAGGGCGTCGTAGTCGTTGGGCTCGATCGAGCCACTGCCAATCGTGCCGCGCGCGTAGACGCCGGCGGCGACGTTGGTGCCCTCGATCGTTTTCGTCCCCGTGTGCGGGTTGGTCGTCGAGTTGACGTTGAGGGACGCGCCGCTCGCGGTCCAGTTCCATTCCGTCGGGGCGCCGGCGTTGTCGGTGTAGAGCGTGACCGTGGTCGCGCCGGCCGGCGCCGTGGCGCCCGCCGGGACCGAGACGATCGCGAGCTTGACGTAGCTCGCCGGGTCGACGGTCGGCTCGCTGGCGGCGGCCGCGGCGGTGCCCGTCACCTTGTCGACCGTGCCCGTGGTGTCGAGCACAATCACGTCGATGCGCGGGTCGCTCGGGTCGGCGGCGTCGAGCGTGATCGTTTGCTCGGCGCTGTCGTAGCGCGTGCCGTTGATCTGATAACTCGCGGCGCTCACGCGGAACGTGAACCCCGACTCCCACACGACCTGGCCGCCGCTAATCAGGAACGTGTTGAACGTCGACCCAGAGCTCGGCGGCGGCGTCGTCCCGCTCGCGGTGAGCGTGCCATCGAGTTCGAGGCCGTCGCCGATCGGCACGACCTTGACGCGGCCGGCGCTGTCGGTCACCAGGACGCCGTTGGGCCGCGCGCCGCCCTGAATCGCGATCGCCCGACTACTCACCGTCGTAGCCCTCGCGGTCGTAGCCGAACGCCATCGCGCGCAGCAGGCCGATCTCGAGCTCGCCCTCGGACCACGCCTTGTACGAGCGCCAGGCGCGCAGCGCCGCGCCGGTCGGCAGTTGCAGGAACGCGCCGCCGATCGAGACGCCGCCGGCGCCCGCTTCGCCCAGGACCGCCATGTAGTCCTCGTCGTTCCAGGCGCCGACCACACGCTTGGCCGTGTCGCCGAAGGTCGCGATCGGGCGCGTGCCTGGCGGGCCTTCGTAGCCGAAGACGCTGCCGGCCGCCTGCCAGCCGTCACGCACGAACAAGGTGGTGCCGGCCATCGCCATGCCCACCTCGAAGAGGAACCGCTCGTCGTCGTCGTCGTCGCCCAGGTCGCCGCGCGTGCCCTCACGCACGAGCGTGATGATGGCGGGGCCAACCAAGAAGAGGAACGCGAACTGCGCCGCGAGCTCGCCGCTCGCTTTCAGCTTCGAGCCGCCCGTGCCGACGTCGCGTCGGCTCTTGTGCATCTGCTCGGTCCACAGGTTGTAGGTCGCGAGCATCGGCCCGAAGAACGTGGTGAACAGTTTCTGGAACTCGTCGCCGCGGAGCACCTCGGCCTGGTAGGCCGACTCGCCAGAGGCCTGCGTGTCGCGCACGACCTGGTTGCCGATCGCGATCGCCGTCGCCTCGTCCTTGCCCTGCTTGAGCGCCTGGTCGCGCGCGGCCGTGTAGGCGACCGCGTCGACCAGCGACTGCATCTTGGTAATCATCGCGAAGAACCCGCGCTGGGCGTGGGCGTAGGTGACCCGGTCGCGGAACACCTTGCGCGTGATCGCGTCCATGCCGATCTCGAACTGGCCCTGGTGTAACCCGACGCGCTGCGCGAACTCGTGAATCTCGCGGTTGATCGTTTGCGGCCGCGTCCGCATGAAACTCGACTCGGCGCGGATCTGTTTCAGGCGACTCTGGCCGCCGAGCACGCGCAGCGCCGCGGCGAGTGTGCGCACCGGGCCGACGCGCGCCATCACGTTGCCCAGGCCGGCGACCTGGAGCAGCGGCGTGACGAAGTTGAGGCCCAGGCCGACGACCTGCGAGCCGCGCCGCATCGTGTTGACGAACCCGGAAATGTCTTTGTATTCCTGGTGCTCGCCGACCGCGATATAGCGGAGGCTTTTGCGAATCGTCTCGAGCGGCTTGTCGCCATGCACGGCGTGGATCGCCTTCGCGAGCTCGCCGCGCGGGTTGAGGATCCGGCCGACGTCAATGATCGCTTCGTGCATCGCAATCGCGTGAATGACGTCGTTCAGGTGTTCGGGAATCACGCCGAAGTCGAGCCGCACCGCGCGCGACACGTTGCCCTCGGCGCGCTGCTTCTCATGCCCGCGGCGCACGGTCGTCGCCATGTACGCGGTGTTCTGGTGCAGGAGGCCGACGCCGGCGTCCTCATGCGCCGCGGCGATCGGGCTCGAGGCCGCCTCGAACTTGATGGGGAAGTAGCCGCCGCGCAGCGTGCGGGGGGTGCCGCCGACGTTGACGGTGAAGGGCTCGGCCTCGACCTTGTCGGCCGCGGACCCCTGGATCCGTTTCATCTTCTTGGCCGTCTCGTCCCAATAGCTGTCGATGTGGACCCACACCCCTTCGACCCAGTCCCAGTCGCGGGCGTCGAGCGACTCGAGGATCGCCGTGTAGGTCGGCTCGCCCCAGCCGTGGCCGTCGCGCATCCGCTGTTTGTTCGTCGCGTTGCCGGAATTGAGCGCGACCATGAGGCGCGCCATCTTCGAGAGGCGCAGCCCGGTACCTGGCACGAGCGCGAGCGCCTGCATCGAGAGCTGCTCGCCGCCGGTGTAGTGCGTATTGAGGTGGTCGACGAAGAAGGTCGTCGCCGTGCCCATCATCGCCGCTTTGGTTTCGAGCGCCTCGTTCAGCGGCCGCATGAGGTACTGCCAGAGCGGCCCGTGCGAATAGCCGTCCATCTCGAAGATGAGCGACGAGAGCGTGCGGTGCCCCAGCACCCAGCCTTTCCGTTTGCGGTTGCGCTGCTCCTCGGTGCGCCGCGGCTCGAGGACGACGCCGCGCGGCCGCGGGCCGACCTGTTCGACGTGCGTGGCGAGGTCGCCCTGGAGCGCCTCGAGGTCACGCGTCGCCTGCGCGGTGAGCAGCTTGTCCTTCAGCCGTCCCAGGTGGACGAGCGCCTTCACGCCGTCGCCGACGCCGTCGAGCTCCTCGACGGTGAGCTCGCGCCAGTGGATCCGCCGCGCGTCGTCCTTCACCTCGTCGGGGATGTGGTCGGTCGGCACGCCCTGCTGCGCGAGCTCCTCGAGATAGGCGCGGAGGGACTGCCGGCGCGAGAGGTCTTTGTTCGAGACGCGCCGGAACTCGTACCGCTCGAGCACCTGGTCGATCTGGTCGAGCACGCCGGCCTTGCCCAGGCGGCCGCGCAGACGTGACGACGTGTCGAGTTGCCGCATCTGCCGCTCGATGCGCTCGCCCCGATCGACGGCCTCGAACGCCGCGCGCGCGAGCTCGAGGGCGAAGAGCTCCTGGCGCTTCGCGGCGATCGCGCCGGCGCGGTCGTTCTTGCCCCAGGCCTCGAAGGCCTGGTGACTCGCGCGCGCCGCGGCCGCCCGGTACTGGGCGGGGTGCAGGTCGCGCACGCGCGTCTTCGCGACGGCCTGCTGCGCGGCCAGGCGCGTGACCCTCGGGTTGGGAATCGCCGCGGCCGCCATGTTCTTGGTCAACATGGCGAGCTCGGCGGAAATGACCTTGCGCCGCTGGTCGGTCACCGCGGCCTTCGCCGCGTCGGCCAGCGAGAACTTGTCGAGCATCTGCGTGCCGTGCCGCTCGAGCATCCGCTTATCCGTCTCCGCGGCGATGACGGCGTTGAGCGCCGGCGTCACGACGAGCGCCTCGAGCAACGTCTCCGCGTCGGGGAAGCCGGTGAGCGTAGCGACGATGGCGGGGTCGCTGCCGCCGGCGCGCGTGTAGAGATACGGCCGGGGGAGGCGGTCGAGCATCTCGCGCCCGAACTGCTGGACGATCGCGTCCTTCGAGAGCTTGATGGGTGTGCCGTCACTGAACGACGGGTCAGTCCCGTCGGGCAGCTTGCCCGTGCGGATCACACTCTGTGCGACAAACGCCGGCTGGGCGTTGAACTCGCCCCGCACCTCGCGTTCGACGAGCTCGCGTTTGGCTTTCCAGTCGGCCGCCTGAGTCTTGCGCCAGTCGGCCATCACGACCGCGTTGAGCGCCTCGCGCGCTTCCTCGCTCGCCTGGCGCATCGCGGCCTCATGCGCCGCGAACTCGAGCTCACTCACACCGGCTGTGGCCGCGTTCGAGAAGAGCGGCTTGAACGACCGCTCGCGCTGGGCGGCCGCGATCGCCTCCTCGCTCGCGAACAGCCGGTCCATGACGCCGCGCACGTCCTCGGGCACGTCGATGCCGCGCCCGGTGAGCGTGCGGTAGACGGCGACGAGCCAACTGCGGAACTTGGAGAACAGCGACTGGAGCTCGGGCGTCGGCGCCTGGCCCTGGTGCAAATACTCGACGAAGGCCTCGGCCCACGTCTCATGCATCCGGCGTGCGTCGTCGGTCACCTCGAGTGCCTGGAACTCCTCGAGCGTGCCCGTGAAGCCGATGAACGCGAGCGCCGTCGCTGCATCTGCACGCAGCGCGTGGCCCTCGGGCACCGACACCGCATCCTCGACGAGCTCCTCGAGGAACAGGTGCGCGCTCTCATGCAGGAAGGTCGAGAGGTTCGCCTGGCCGGCGATGAGTCGAATAGTCCGTGAGTACTTGTTGAAGCCGCCGCGGAGGATGCCGCCCTCGTCGCCGCCGGCCGTGTCGGCGTGAGAGAACTCACCGGTGCGGCGTTCGCTCTTCGACGGGCGCACGAGCGTTCCGGCGATCGCGCCGTCGTAGTAGCGCGCGGAGCCGTTCGTGATGAAGCCGTGGCGGGCGTAGAAGCGCGCGAGCGCGCCTTTCTTGCGTGGCGCCGGCGCCGCGTCGAGCGACACCGCGAGGTTGTGCGCGTCAGCCCACGCGAGCAGCTGCTCGAGCATGGCGCTGCCGATGCCGTCGTTCTGGCGTGACTGCGGCACCGCGATCGAATCGAGCGACAGGTCGCCGCCCTGGCTGATGTGCGCCTCGAGGAAGACGCCGCCGCCGGCGTTGTCGCGGATCTGCTGTGTGAGGGTGTCGAGCTCCTCGTTGAGCGCGTCACGCTCGGCACCTGTCGGCCACGCGCGTGGCGCGCGCTCGCGTTGTTCGAACTCGCCGCGGCGTGCGTTGAACGCGCGGATCGCTTCGACTAAACTGTCTACGGATCCAGCGGATGTAGGTCGGGGAGCGGCGGTGCCCTGCCTAGTGGGTGCGTGGTGATCGTCACCGTGCACGGGCGCTGGGTCCGGCGTGATGACTGGCTCGTCGGGTCGGGTGGCAGGTCCTGCGACGTCTTCCGCCGACGCGGCCGGAGCGGTCCCCACAAAGGACGATGGGTCAGTCGCACGCTCCACTTCGATCGCCTCGATTGCGTAGAGGCGGTCGCCGAGCTCGGGTTGCTGCCCGGGCCCCACTTCTTTGGCTGTGATTCTGACCAGACGCACGAAGCCGTCGCGCACGCGCAACGGCGCATAGAAGCGGTGGAACGCGACGATGGTGTTGTCGGTCGCCTGCCGTGCAGGCGCTGACTCCGCTGGGTTCAGAATCGCGCGCTCGAAGAGCTGGTCGATGTTGGCCACGGCGAGAAAGTGATCAGCCCGCGTCGACGACCGCTCGACCACCTTCGGATCGTCGAGCATCTTGTTGATGCCGTCCCGGGTGAGCGTGGCGCGACGGCCCGAGGGGACGTTAATGAGCGACTTCCCTTGAAGGGTCCTGGCGGCCGCACGCGCCTCGGCCTTGGTCGACGCGGAGCGACGTGTCGCCTCTCCGAGATGCCAGAACTCGCGCTGTTCGAACTCGCCGCGCTTGGCGCGCGCGCGGGCCTTGGCGGCCTTTAGCTTTTCGCGCGCGGCTTTCTGCTGCGCGCGCTTGCGCGCCGCGGCGCCGTCGCGTCGGCGCTGACGGACCTCGTCGAGCCGGCGGGCGCTGCGGAGGAGCGCCGGCGTGACACGATGCGGGCCACGCGATCCCGTTCCGCCTGCTGCCGCGCGATCAGAATCGCGTCGGCGTCGGCGAGCATCTGATCGCGCAAAGACCCTGAGCTCTTCGCCATAGCCTGCTGCCTCCAGCAACGAGCGGACGTCCGCGTCCGCGGTGAACAAAGTCGCGAAATCCGGCACGCTGGCGATCGCCTCGTCGGTCAGTTTCCCCGATTTCAGGAACGCTTCGGCGCTGAGGCCCTCGGCCTCCGAGAGCTCATACAAAGTCTTTGCCCAGGACCACACCGTCTCCTGCACGTTGGCCGCGGTCCACGGCTCGCCGGTCCGGCGCGTGAGCGTCTTCGCAACGCGGCGCACCTTCGCACTAAAGGCGAGATAGCCCGGGGTCTTGCCCGGGTCGGTGCCGGCGACGTTGCGCGCGCCGCTGCCGAGTACGCCCTCCTCGAGCGCGGCGAAGGTGACCATCCACGAATCGGTCGTGACTTCGTGGACGTAGCCCCACAGGTTCATCGCGAAGCTGTGAACCTTCGGCCCAGAGAGCACGATGCGGAGCGGGTCCTCGGTGGCGAGCGCGGTGACCGCGTTGTTGCGCCACGAATCCAGCATGGAGGCCTCGTCGCGTTGGCCCGACATGCTGCGCGCCAGGAGCGCGAGGATCGCCTCGCGGTCGGTGGGACGCCCGGCCTCGAGCCAGTGCTTCCACATGCGGAGCGTGTTCGCGAGGTTGGTTTCGACCTCGGTGCGCGGCGAGAGCGCCGCCAGCAGCGCCGAGAAGCGCACGCTGTCGACCATCCCGAACATGGCACGGATCGCGGTGGTCGATCGCCCGTACCAGCCTTTCTTGGCGCGGCCGGCGACCGCGACCGCCTCCCAATCCGCGTCACGCGGAATCTCGAGGAACCTGTCGACGAGCGCCTGCGCGGTGTCGGCGCGGAGCTTGGCCTGCTCGGCGGGCGTCAGGTGCGGTGCGAGGACTTCGAACCCGTCGGGCGTGTTGCGCTCGTCGAGCTGGAAGAACTCGCCGCCGTCCTTGTAGATGCCAGCCTGCTGCAGCGGTGACTCGCCGCTCTTCATGCCGCGCGCGAGCTCGGCGTCCCGCGCTTCCACTTCGGCGAGCGCCGCCGCGTTCACCTCGAAGACGTAGACGGGCGTGGTCGCCTGGCCTTGTGCCCAGGCCGCGGCTGCGCGGTGGTGCCCGTCCATCAGGTAGACCTGGCCCTGGTAGCGCACGCCGATCGCGGGCGGGTGAGTCGTCTGCGCGCCGTCGTCAGTCGTCTGCCGCTTCTGCTCGACGATCGCGCGCACGACACTCGGCTGCGTGGCGACGAGCTGCGCAACGGGGACCTGCTCGATCGTGGGCCGCTGCGCGAGCGACTGCGCCGCCTGATACAGCTGCTCGGCACGGCGTGTGTCGATGCGCGGGAACGGCACCGGCATCACGTCGACGACGTCGCGCTGCTCGAGCTCGTCGCCGAAGTGAATGTCGTCGACGCTGCCCTCGCCAGTGTCGACGGAATCGGGGGCCTCGTCCTCGGTGTGTTCGCGTAGCGACGGGTCGCCGATCCACAGGCCGCGCTCCCACCACTTCTCACTGATGTCGACATCGAGCTCCTCGTGGAGCTCCTGCGTGCCGGGGAGCACATCGTCGGCGGTAGTGCCGCCGGCGGTGTCGGGCCGGCTCGCAACGTTGACCGCTTCGATGAGCACGTTCAGGTCGTCCTGCAGCCAGGCGTACCCGTCCTCCTGCATCAGCGAGCGGGTCAGGTCGTCCCAGGTGCGGCCGTCGGTACGGACCACGCTCTTGACGCCGTTGACGTCGTAGTGCGTCTCGCCGTTGACCGTGCGACCGCGGACGCCGTCGATCAGGTCGGTGACGCCGCCCTGGTCGGTGCGAATGCCGCCGTAGCCGGCGATCGCCGAGAGCAGGGTGCGCGGGTCGTCTTCCGCCTCGCGCTGCGCGGCGACGTTCTCGGCGCGCAGGCGCATCCGGTAGCGGAGCTCCTCGGCGAGCAGGGCGCCGTCGACCGCGGGGTCGAGCGCCGTCGCGGCGTCGACGACGTGCGTGACGATTGCTTCGGTGTGGGCCGTCTCGCGGGTCTGGCGCGCCTCGCGCGTTTCGCCCTCGACGCCGCGCGACGGGGGAATGTCGTTGGCGCGCGCGGCGGCCTGCGGGGTGGCGGCGCGCGCCACGATGGGCCGGCCTTGGGTGTCGGTGATGGTGAAGGCGAACGGCCGCGAGCGATAGAGCTCGAGTGGGTCGACGCCGCGCGCCTGGGCGCGGGTCACCTCGCGCGTGGCGATGTAGCGCGCGAACGTCTTGGCGAGTTGCGGCGACTCGCCGGCGCTGACCATCTTCTCGAGCACGTCGGCCGCGATCTGCACCGCCGGCGTGTCGGCCTCGCTCACCGTCTTGCTCTGGTCGGCGAGCGCCTCGACCTCGCGCTCGAGCGCGGCGGCCTCGGCCTGCGACTCGCGGACGTTCTGCTGTTCTGGAGAAAGCCGGAACTCGTTCTGGAAGAACTGGAAATGTTTGCCCTCGGCGGCGCCGGCAATCTTGGTGACGAAGGTGGCGAAGGGGACTGGCAGGTTCGGGAGCTCCTGCTGCCGCGCCTCGGCCAGGGCATTCGGGTTGCCGGTGAGCTCCGCGGCGACGACGTCGGGCTGGAGGCCTTCGTGTTGCCAGTACTCGGTGAACGTCTCGATCGGCAGGTAGACGGTGTCGACGCCGTTGGCGGTGCCGGCCTGCGCGAGAATCTCGCCGGCGGCCTGCTCCGAGCGTTGCGCGACCTTGCTCGCGGCGACCGACGCGGCGAGCGCCTGCATGGCTTGCTGGCGCTGCTCGGCGATCGCGACCAGGCGTTCGTGGGCGCGGTGGCCCACGGTGGCGTGGACGCCGCCGGCGACGGTGCCGCCGACGAGCCCGCCGAGCAGGCCTTCCTCGAGCATGTCGAGCGCGGTCTGCTTCGCATCGAACGCCTGGCCGGTCGTCGCGGTGGTGGTGACGTCGGCGATCGCTTTCTGGAGCGCCTCGGTGATCGCTTCCGCGCGCATCTCCTTGACGCCTTCCTTGAGCGTGCCGGTGAGCCAGGTCGATCGGACCGGCTGCACCAGGGCTTTCGCGACGACGCGCTCGGCGACCTCGTGGCCCAGCACGCCGGCGAGGCGCTTGCCGATCCCGAAGGGCACCTTCGTGTCGAGCGCGGCGATCGCCGAGCCGCCCAGGAACGCGCCCAGGCCAATCTCGGCCTCGGGGTCGACCGCGCGAATGTCGGCGACCACTTCGCCGTAGCCGAGCGTGAAGCCGGGGATCGCGCCGATGA